TCTTCATTCGTCTTCTTCGCTTTTCCTAGACTGAAACCAAATAGTTCAATAGGCATAATAAATTCCTTATGTGTTGCTCAGATATCAGTTGCCTGGTGCGGCTGCAATACCTGTACCAACACTCACATCTGTATCTTGAGTAATGAAGTATGTGTATTGTAGGTTTACTGTGAACTCCATCAAGTCAGTGTCTTCATATGTAACATCAATGGCACTAATCTCAGATGGCCAACAGTGGAAGAACTGGTAGGACTTAATCGCCTTACCTTGTCTGTCTAGTTGGTCAAATCTCCAATCTGGGAACAGTTCCCCAGTTAGGTTCAAGTTCTCAGTGGCAATATTGTCTACTGTCTTGTTCAGGTCATCCATCCATTTTTCGAATGCGTTCCTGACCTCGAAGTCTCCATCACACATGAATGTTAGAGTCCATTCTGCGTATTCCCTATCACCAGGTAGTTTCAACTTTCTTCCCCGATATGGTACTTCAATGGGGGTGATCGTTGAAGAGGGAAGAGAAGCCGCCTTACATAGGAACCCAACCTTGGTAGGAAGGGAAGTAGTACCTATATTACCTTGTACTCTGAAAAGGTTCTTTCGGACTCCGCCCTGTGATAGTGCTTCTTTGAATTTATCGATATTCATCTAAATCTCCTTAGGGATGTATTTTCTTTATTTATACCTCAAGAACCAATCTCAGTAAAATCAACACCCTGTGAAGTTGCAATGAACGTTAGGGTGATGAAGTTAATGGACTTGGTGGGTTTGATGAAAATGTCCGCGACGAACTCATTTCTATCGACAACTGCCGAAGTATTATTAGTATCGTCACACACCACCTTGAAGCTTTGTAGACCTCTTCTTGCTTGAACATCTCTAAGGAATGGTTCAATCATGCTCTTGAAGTTAGCACGTGTGAATTCATCGTTCTGCTCAAATAACTGGTATTTAGAGGCTGTAGAGATTGCCTTCTCGAGTACAATGAAGAGTCTTCTAACATTGAGTCTATCGAAAGCACTTGGTTTAGCGAGAAGTGTCTTGTCTCCGAAGAGGACCGTACCTTCACCAGGGAATGAAACCACTGGGTTGACTTGATCTTGGTACAAGTTGTCTCTATGGGCTTTCCTCGGATTGAATGCGAGTTTAATTGCACCACGGACCTGACCTCGGTTGAAACCTGCTGGGGAGAACCATGTCTCCGCAACTTCGTCAGACCTAACGGCTACACCGGCAATATCGCCGTTTAGTGGAACCCATCTGAACTTATCATTGTATCTGTCGTAATGATATTTCCAACCAGAGTCTAGGAATGCATAAGAACTGCTCTTGTTCAGCTGAGTATTTCTGAAGTCCAATATAGCGGTCTCGGTAGTTGATTCAACTAGTGGTGTATTATTAGAAAGGCAATCTGCTTCTTCTGGCGAGAGGAATGCAACACAGTCTTTTCTATCATCACACAAGTCTACTAGAGCACCGGCGAGGGTGTTGTCTGCGGGTCCACCTAGAATCAGACTAACATCAACTGTCTCTGAATCATAGAACAGACCGTAGTCAACTGTACCACCCTTGGTGCAGGATATCGTACCACTTGTAGAACCAGAACCACCGGCTAAACTTATTTCATAACCGGCTGTATTGGATGCGAATATGACATCGAAAGTACCACCGGCTGTGGTAAGGACCGTACCCCAGTTTTGAGAACCACCAGAGACACCCACACCTTTTTCCTGCGATGAACCTGCTTCATATGGGTGTGCCAATGAGTTTACATATTTTGATGTCTCGTTGATAACATCCACATAATAGTTGGATGTATTATCTGAATTCCTAGCATTTGTTGCCTTAGAAAGACCGTTGAATGCCTCTAGAACCGTTCCCTTAGTACCAGTGAAATCGCCGTCTTCGTCGATGATTGCAACATTAACACCATCGAAAACAGTATCACTTCCAGTTAGGTTATTAGCCCAACCAGTGGTGAATGGCATGTTGGTTTGGAAATTGTCTACATATGTCCAGTTTTTATAAGCACCTGCTGATACCGCAGTGTGGGCAGCACCTGCTGAAATACCGGTAGTATAACCACCGTCCCACATTGCGACCTTCAATGAGTTGCCTCTGGCACCAGGATATTTACCTATAAAATGCTGACCACCAGAACTACCAGTGGTTTGTGCGGCATCTGATACACTGCCTGAACCTTTGACGAGAGTTACCGCACCAGGACCAGATGGACCAGATGCGTTAGCGGCCTTTCCAGCTGCCTGGTCTATGGTTCGAACCAATTTAAGGTTGTTACCATAACCAAGGAAGTTAGCAGCGGTGAACCATTCTTTAAAGTTGTCGTCTGCAGGAGGACCAAATAGTTGGACTAGCTCATTTTCGCTGTCCACGGTAATGATTTCGTTTGCTGGTCCCCAATGGAAGTGACCGCAGAAACCGGCAATAGTTGAAGATACTGCAGGAATCAGACTTGTTAGGTCTTCTTCTTTGACGACCACGCCGGGGCTTACTTGAAATGCCATACTTACTTCTCCTTAGAGTCTTTTAATGTACAAAAATAGGATGTGTACTTCTTAGGTATTTTTTACTAGAATATTTATAAATTGGTGGACTTTACCAATCAGACCAACCACCATATTCACTATCACCCTTAAACCATACATTACCATCTGAATCAACCTCATAACCCGCATCTTGCTCCGAGTCCTCATTGGAAAAACCAAAAGGAGTCAGATCTTGCTCCATATCATCGATTCTTTTTTGATATATCTCTCTTCTAATATCTATGTCTGATATCTCTTTAAAATACTGTTGACTGGTCATCCATCCGAGTATGACTAATGTCATTACCAAGTCATCGTGATGTCCGGTATCGGCTGAATAAGAGGTCTTCTTGGATATAAAGGTAGATATCTCCTCTATAATGTCGATGTCCCTGACTATGAGCTTATCTTCTTCTATCAAAGACTTGAAATTAGCACAACCAACCCTCTTCACCGAAGTGGAAGTCTTCACACCGGGTTTGGAGTTAGCCTTGAAACCACTGCTTAGTTCTTGACCCCTATGACCCCTAGAAGCAGTTCTTAATACGTTCTCATATCCAATGTCCGAGGCTAGGATATCTGCTATCTGACCACCTATATCGTTTACCTCTACCAAACAATATGCTTCATTATACTCTGTACATATCCTGTTAATCAAGTCTGGGAGGACCATCGGTGGAATGCTATTGTTCTTGAAAGAGGCTACAACTTTATAGGGCATCTCTGTGACATCTACTAACGTGAAAGCATGGTTGTCCAATCCCTGACCTCTAGATACGTCCACGCACATATTATAGATGTGGTCTTTGACGGGTCTCTCAAAAATCTTAAGACCGTCTTCTGATCGGTGTATTGGGTCTTCAAATACTAAGTTCTTCAGTTTAGAAGTGGATATTAGGGTATTCGAGGAACCCACAAAGTCACATTCAAACTCTACCTTAAACTGCTCTTCGCTGGTATTGGCAATAGTTTGCTTTTTCCATGCTTCATCTCTACCTGGCACCTGGTCCCACTCTACCTCGATGGGTATATACTCATTTCTCCCATTCTGTGCATTGACCCACAGTTTGTAAAACATATTCAGACCTTTTGGTGTAGACACTATCAGAACTTTGGTGTCTTTACCAGAAGAGATGGTGGGGTAGACAGAACTGAAAAATTCTTCTGCTACTCCATGCGGTACGTATGCGAATTCGTCTAAGAATATCATATTGAAAGAACCACCACGAACAGCTGAGGAAGAGGTTGCTGATGCGATTATCTTAGAACCGTTCTCTAGGACGATAGAACCTTTGTTCCATTCTTCTACTCCTTGTTGCAACCACTTAGGCAAATGCTCATATGCTATCTTGAGCCTGTGTAAGAGTTCGATAGCAGTAGCCTGCTTATTTGCTAATATTGCTACCCTCACATCTGAGTTGAACAAGACATAGTGAAGAAGATAAGATATAATCGTGGTGCTTTTACCGGTCTGCCTAGGGAATTTACATATAATGAATCTGTTGTCATGTACTTTTTCAAGCATGTCTTCTTGGAAGTCCCATGGTTGAAAATTGACCAAACCTTCGTCTAGGGTGACAATTTTGACGTGGTTCTTGACAAAATATAGAGGGTCCCCAGAGCATTTAACATACTCTTCTACCTGCTCTTTAGTAAATTCTTGTTCTACCCCAATACCCTTAAGGTTTTGGTTGCCTAGATAAGAATCATTCTCTCTCATCGCCATTAATATCACCCTCAATCACATTGAAATCGGCATCTATTGTCTCAGCCTGATTTCTAGAATCTTTAACCAGCTTTTGTAGGTCTTTGGT